ATAGAGGCAATGGATGATGGAGAGTTACAGGTATGGGAGAGACCGATTGCAGGTAAGGAATATAGGATAGGTGGAGATATATCAGAGGGGATAGACGTAGGTAGAGACACAGACTGGAGTGTTGGTGTAGTCTTGGATGCTGCAACTATGGATGAGGTAGCCACTATAAGGGTAAAGATTGATCCAGATTTATTCGCATGGCAGCTTGCAAGTTTAGGCAAATGGTACAATAATGCAAAACTGATTGTAGAAAGGAATAACCACGGACTGGTAACTTTAAAATTCCTTTCGGATGTACACCTATATCCAGATATATACTCGGAGAAAATACTAGACGAGAGGTCAAGTCGTTCTGCTCGCAAGTTAGGATTCCATACCACAGTAAAGTCTAAACCCCTGATTATTGACTATTTAAAGGAATTAATTAGGGAAAATGAGATAAAAATCAGGAGTCCCAAGGTTCTGGATGAGCTACAGACTTTTGTAAATTATCCAAATGGAAGGATGGCAGCACAGGCTGGTTCACATGATGACTGTGTAATGGCCTTGGCTATTGCATGTTTTGGGTGTAAGATGTTTCCTGCAATGCCGGAATGGGAAAAGCATATAAATAGAGGAAATTGGAAGCCTGAATTAAAGTTTTACCAGCCATCTCAACTATGAGTAACGTAATAGAGGTACAGTTTGGTAAGGGAATTTTACCAAATGAAGATGAGTACGTTGAAGAACTGCAACCGCTACTGGATGACATGGTGGACGCATCCTGTAATAATTATGGTGAGGAACTAGGTTGTTTAATGATTGAGTCACTATGTCTATCTTTGGATAAGATTAGACAGAAGTTATCCGAACAAATTGAAAATAAGAAAAAGTATATACTTACTATGGAGAATGGTGATATTATAGACTTTACTTTAGAAATTGAGTAGTATGAAGGCATTATTGATATTAACAATATTTATATCATCTTGTGCCAGTATTGATAGATTAGGTTATTGGGTTGATGACAAACCGCTTAAAGGAACAAGAGAAGCAACAAAATTTAACACGCATCCTTATTGGCAATGCGTAGAAACATTTCCACCACACACCAGCAAGGAGTGTTGAATGGCTGAATACGAAATGGAGGAGCCTCAAGAAGTAGCTGTTGAGGTTAAGGTTGTAGAGGCAGATGTAGATGACTTTAAGGTAATACAGGAAAAATTTGAAGAGGCAAGGGATTACCGTAGAGATCACGAACAACATTGGTTAGAGGCATACGATGCGTACAGAGGAAAGTACCCTTCAAAAATATCGAAGGCGCATGAGTTGGCAAGCGAAAGGGGTATATTTGTCAATCAAACTCGGCGTAAAATTAATTCGGCGAAGATTAAGATTAACACGTTACTATTTGAGGACGGGAAAGTACCATTTAGTATTACCCCCTCACGTAAACCAAGGTTCTACCCTCCAGATATACAGGCACCACCAGACAGACCTGACATGTTTGATGACGCAATCCTTGAACGCTCTAAGCAGATGGAGTTCAAGATTCGTGATATTCTGGAAAGAACGAATTATAATGAAGAAGTTCAACACTCTATACATTTGATGTGTCTGTATGGGCCGGGATGTCCGACGGGTATTTCCCTTGAATATAAAAACTTTCCTGTCTACACTACGGTTACGACTCCAGACGACATGGTTGCAGTTGAGTCGTTCCTTGAACAAGAATTAATGCCCGCATGTAAGTTTGTCAGTATTTGGAATGTATTTCCATCTCCAGAGGCAATCAATGCAGAGGATGCAGACTATGTTATTCAAAGATCATTCCTCAGTAAGATACAACTCCGAAAGCTCGCAAAGACAGCAGAAGGTTTTCTACCGGGCGCACTTGAGAAAGTTATTGAAGAAGACATTGGTCTTGCCCACGGGTGGGATGACAGCGAACATCCTAAAAAGTTTAACGAAACTTCAGCTACAAGATTAAAGAAGTTTGAGGTTTTAGAGTTTTGGGGTCGTTTAGACGGTAAAGACTTGGAACCACATCTGCCAATTGACTCAGAAGATATTCCAGATGCTCTACCTGTTGTAATTACTGTTATAGGTGATAAGGTTGTTAAGATTGCAGAAAATCCATTCGATGACACCTTACCATTCCATTTCTGTAACTGGCAGAAGAACCCAGAATCAATATGGGGTGATGGCATTTATTATGCAATAAGAGATGCACAGGCAATATTAAACTTTTCATATGCAATGATGGTAGAGGGCAAGTCTTTATCAGCGGCCCCATTAACAGTTATAGACCCCAACGCATTTGAACCCGGTACTGATACAGAACAGATATATCCGGGTAAACAGTTCCGTGTAAAG